AATTCCAACTAGTCAAGTAGGAGCAGGATTTCAAGCAGCGAGTGCTACACACCAGTGTAATGGTCAAATGTGTACTGATACAGGAGGACCTAATGGTACAGGAGATATAGGAGAAATCTTCGATTATGATGATGGTGCAAAGACTCTAACATTTACATTAAATAGTTTTAGTAATCCTGGTATATTTGGTGTTAGTGAAACACCAGGTATTAATATGCCTACTAGTACTTGTCCAGTGACACCAGTGGCACCACCAAATCCTTTGGCGGGAACTGGAGGGATTAAACCAGAAAAAAAGGAAAAAGAAGAAAAGGAAAAAGAAGAAAAGAACTTAAAAGAAGAGTTTACCAGAATGAAAACTATTTGGAAATATCGAATCTAAATGAGTAACTAAACTTAGAAAACCTCCGAAAGGGGGTTTTTTAATTTAATAATATTTCGTAACATTAAGTATCAATAACAATTAGAGAAAAATAAAATGAAAAATGAAATTAGGAAAAGAACTATCTTTGAAAACAGAGAAACCATTCAAAATCCACATAGGGACTGTTAATAATAAAGAACCAAGGACTTTATACATGGTCCTATCTAGTTGGGTTGAACCCCTACAAGAATTAGAAAATTACCAACCACACTTAAATAAAATAGCAAAAAACATTAGAAGGTTCCTAAGTGAAGTAGTCCCTAAGGAAAGTTTTAATAAAGAAAAGATAATCGTAGATTTTGATTTACGTTCGTCGGGAATAACAAAAAATAAAAAGTCTTTTATGTCATGTGAGGTAACCCTATTCCAAAAAGAACTACGAAAGATAAACTCACCATCTGTTATTATGGAACTACAATGGTTATCCACTAAGTTAATTGGTGAGGTTTTTGAACCTGACATAGGTTTTAAGTACCACTTAAACAAAAAACGATAAATAACTAACATAAAACCCATCCAAGATGGGTTTTATTTTTTCCCCCTCATATTTATAATAAAAACAATACTTATTAATATGGAATTAAGATTATTAAAAGAAGGTGAGGAGGGTTATGGACTTTTGGTTGAGAAAGATTCGGGACATATTTCTCCACAATCGACAGCGAACAGGAAAATTATAAATGAGATGAATGAGGGTGGTTCAAGTTTTGGACCAATACAAATGGTTGCGGTACTTCAGAAATGTGGTGTAGAAAATAGAAACGGTAGAGTTTACCCCCAAGAAATTCTAAGGAAGGAAGTAGATAAACACCAAGAGGTTATTAAGAATGGTAGAGCTATTTCAGAATTAAATCATCCAGACTCTTCTATTATCGATTTAGAAAGAACATCACATAAACTAGACGAAACTTGGTGGGATGGTAATACTTTAATGGGAAAACTAACTTTAATAACTTCTCCAGCTTATGAATCTAATGGTACTGCAACTACACCAGGAGATTTGGCGGCTAATTTACTAAGACACGGAGTGCAATTAGGTATCTCATCAAGAGGTGTTGGATCCTTATCAAATGTAGGAGGACAGAATATGGTACAAGACGATTTTGAATTAATTTGTTTTGACTTGGTCTCATCTCCATCGACTCCAGGAGCTTACCTATTTAATGAAGTTGGGGAGGCGAAACCTTACGTAGAGTCAAAAGTACCACAAAAAATAATGGAGTCAAAAATAGACGAAACAATTAAAAATTTCCTAAAAGATTAAATCATGAGTAATAGAATTAGAAAATCAAAACGAGATAATATAAAAAGATTAAATGAATCTTTATTATTCGAAGGTGTACAATCACCAAAAACATCACAATCATCTACGAAAGATTGTTATAAAATAGACGCTGGGGGTTGTCTAAAATGCCCACCAGAGGAATGTAACAAAAAAACAACTCCATGTATATACCCAACGGATATGTGTAAGGATAAACCAACAGATGACGATGGGTGGGGGACAGAAACTTCTTCACCTAAAGTAACTAGTACCGATAAGAAAAAGGTAAATGAAGATTGTGGGTGCTCAAGTGGGAATGACACACATGGGGATTGGGTTGAAGATAATTTAATGAAAATTGACGACATGGTTAATGGTATGGATAATATGGTTGGTGATATTGGTGGAGGGGGATGTCCTCCGGGTCAATATTGGTGTAATGAGACTGGTGACTGTCATGATGATAGGTCACCACAAATAGAACCTTTAACTATAACGGGTGTTGACATCGTTAATTTACAAGAACGAATTAGTAACAGACTAATATTAGAACAATATACCAACCCATTTGATGGAGCAGGTTCCGGTCCTAATTGGGACGCCGCTCGGAATGCTTGGGCTAATTTCCAACAGTCAAGTCAATCTAGTCCTCCTGGGCCAGATGCAACGTTCTTATCTAACATGGCAGGTAAAGGATGTGGTTTCTATGAAAAACGTTTAGTAGCACAAGTAGATTCTTTTGTTAACCAATTTGGAGGTTCTTTTGGAAACGAAGCAAATTCAACAAATATTAGTGGTGGTAAGAACCCAGCTTGGCAAAGTCAAAAATACGCTAGAATAATGTGGTTAACAAAAACTGTATTTAATTGTAGTACTTCTGGGGCGAACAGCGCTTCACAAAGCTCTAATGCAAGTTGTTTCTATGGATTCATTAATGATACAACAAATGACGGTCCTCTTACTTCAGCAATATGTCCTAATGGAAATGTGGCCATATCACCTCAGAATCTGGAAAAAACAAAATTTAGATGGCAATCATTTTCCGAATGTAATATGTTGGATAGTAAAATAGCAACTTTCTTACAGTTGGCACAGACTACAACAGGGTGTGATCAGGTGAGGAAACAAGCAAAACATGACTATTTAGTAAGTCTTAAAAGTAGTTGTTGTTAACATGAACTTAAAATACTCAATTAGAAAACAATTACGTCTATTAGAGGAAACAGATGATAGACCACATAACTGGAAAGAATTACCTGGATATAATCCTGACGCTTTTTATCCAATCACAAATTATGGAGATAATGAGGTTGTGGAGGACGATGACAACTCTTCTAGATTACCAGCTCATTTTTATGAGAATGATTATGATTTAGATGAGGGAGATTTAGATGTAATTTTTGACGAAACTCAGAGGGGTGATAGAGTTAGATATTTTGTAGATGTATATTACGATACCATGTTACCAAGTTCAGGAGACGCCGAAAAAGACAAAGTTTTAGCGGAAAAAATCGCTAGGACTGATCTTCGTAATCTTAAAAACAGAGAGTATATTTTAGGGTCAGTAGAATTAAGAGGACACTACAATTAAAATAACTGATATGAATGTGGTTTTTTTATGTTATGAGCCATATTTATTACAAAGCTCCCTACGGAGCTATTTGCGCTTTTGCGTATATTAATAACAAAGATTAAAAAAATAATAGTCAAATGGCAGAAAAATCTTTAGTAGAACAAGCTCTTCTTGAAGCGAAAACAATCGAGGAATCAGTTAAGAGGAGCGCAAAAGAAATACTACCTTCAGTTTTGAAGAGAGAAATTAACGACCTAGTAAAAGAATCCATCAACGAAGTTGATGAGATTGATTTAGATTCAGACACACTTGACATTACCGATGATGAAATGGACATGGATATGGCACCAATGGGTGGTATGGATATGGGCATGGATTCAATTGAGTTAGACCTAACAACTTCTTCAGATGATGAGGTTATGAAGGTATTCAAAAAAATGGGCCCAGAAGACGAAATCGAAGTTGTAAAGACTGGTGATGGAGTAACGCTTACCGATGGTAATGAAGAGTATGAGATAAAAAATGTTTCGGAAGGAACAAAAAACGAACCAATTTACGAAATTGAATTGGAAGACGACATGAACGAAATGGATGATATGGATTACGATGACATGAACGAAATGGACGATATGGATGAAATGTATGGTGGTAAAAAAGGCGACGAGATGGAAAGTCACGAAGATTACATGAATGAAATGGAAGACCATGACGAAGATGAAGACGAACAACTGTACGAAATTGAGTTAGATGGTGAGGATGAATTAGAAGAAGGTAAGGCTAGAACTTTCGCGAAAGGAAGAAAAGCATCTTCAGGTACTAGAAAAGGCACAGATAAACAAAGTGCGATTCCAAATAAAGCTCTTTATAAGAAAGAGGTAAACGAATCGAGAAGACCAAAAAGAACAATCTCACCAAGAGTTATTAAGGAAAACAAAATGTTAAAAGGTACGTTAGCTAAGTATGGTAACGAAGTTAAGACCCTAAAAGGAAAGAACGAAGAATATAGAAAAGCTCTTTCTCTATTTAGAGAAAAACTAAACGAAGTTGCTGTGTTTAATTCTAATTTAGCTTACACAACAAAATTGTTTACTGACCATTCAACAACAAAGAAAGAAAAGTTAAACATACTTTCTAGATTTGATGAGATTAATTCATTAAAAGAATCTAAGTCTCTTTATAAACAAATAAATTCTGAAGTTGGTACGGGTAAAGTCCCTTCACGACTAAAAGAAGTTATTTCTCGTAAAGGTGGTACGAAGGTTATAACAGAAAGTAATAATAGTGTTAATAATAGCACTATAAGAGAAAATAAAGTTTACCAGGATCCTCAAATGAAAAGAATGATGGATCTTATGAGTAAAATAAAATAATAAAATAAAACATTAAAAAAAAATAATTAAAATGGGACAATTATTAAATTCAGGACAAGTTGGAAACATTGGAACTAATTCAATGAAACTTATCCGTGAAGACGTAATCAACAAATGGGACAAACTAGGTTTTCTAGATGGTCTTGCTGGTTACTCTAAAGACAACGTTGCACAATTATTTGAGAACCAAGCTTCTTATCTAATTAACGAACAAACAACATCAACTGATTCAGGTTCATTCGAAACAGTTGTATTTCCAATTGTAAGGAGAGTATTCTCTAAACTTTTGGCTAATGATATCGTTTCTGTACAAGCGCTTAACTTACCAATTGGTAAATTATTCTACTTCGTACCGGAAATATCTACTAACAGACCAGGTTTCAATTCTGTAGATGGAGGATTTCAACCATCTACACCTTCTACAGTTGATTTATATGACCAATTCTATGAAGGTAGAAGTGGAGATCCAGAAGGAGGATTATTTGATGCTTCAAGAGGTACTCCAACTGTAATAAACATGAGAGCTAGTGGTAATGGAGCGGCGGCTAACGGTAACATCGGTTTATTCGATTCTACTGGAGCGTTCTCTGCAGCAACTGAGGATATGGATACTAGAGATCACAGATACATTGTATTAAAAGTTGATTCTAGTGCTTTAGTTACTACAGGTACTATGACAGGAGCTGATGGACAATTAGCTGACAGTGAGGCTTTCTTAGCTTCATTAAACATTTACTTAACAGGTAATACAAACGCTGCAACTGCTGCGATGGTAGCTGACGCAACTGGTCCTACTTACGGTATGCCATGTAACGTTAATGCTGATGTTGCAACTGCAGACACTTACTTAAGAGCTACTGGTAGGGTTGGAAACAACGTAATCGGTAACTTCGTGCAGGGTGTTGCTAACGTTAACGCTGTACCATTCATTAACACAGCAGGTGTACTTTCTGGTGGTACTAGACTTAAGTATAGAATGATTACACAAAAGTATGGTCAAGGTATTGTTGACGCTGCTGGTGATGTATATGTTGAGATTGACTTCGGTTGTCCAGCATGTCCAAACTGTCAATCTGTAGCTGGTAGAGGTTATGGTAACCCAGGACAAACTCCAGGAGGAAATGGTGGTGGTATTATGGCTAATACATTTATCGCTGCTGATGGTGCGGCTAACGGACCAGGAGCAATGGCATTGGTACATGGTTTAGCTGTTGAGTTTAAGAACTATGCAACTTTAGAATTAGAGGATAACATGAGTGAAGTAACTTTCAGATTGGACTCTGTAACTGTAGCGGTAACAGAAAGAAAATTAAGAGCTACTTGGTCTCCGGAACTTGCACAAGACGTTTCTGCATTCCATAACATTGATGCTGAAGCTGAATTAACGGCTTTATTATCAGAACAAGTTGCTGCTGAGATTGATAGAGAAATCTTGAAAGACCTTAGAAATGGTGCGGCTTGGTCATTAAGATGGGACGCTAACGGTTGGAAGAGATCTAATAATGCTCAAGGTTACGCAGCTTATACTCAGAAAGACTGGAATCAAACATTGATTACTACAATTAATCAATTATCTGCACAAATACATAAATCAACATTAAGAGGTGGTGCTAACTGGATCGTATGTTCAGCTGAAGCTTCAGCTATCTTTGATGATTTAGAGTATTTCCACGTGTCTAACGCGTCTCCAGATCAAGATTCTTATAACATGGGTATTGAGAAAGTTGGTTCTTTATCAGGTAGATATACTGTATACAGAGACCCTTACTTCCCAGCTGGTTCAGTTTTAATTGGACATAAAGGAAAATCATTACTAGATACTGGTTATGTTTACGCTCCTTATGTACCGTTACAACTTACACCAACTATGTATAACCCTTTCAATTTTGCTCCTATCAAAGGAATCATGACTAGATACGCTAAGAAAATGGTCAACAACAGATTCTATGGTAAAATCACTATTGATGGAATACAAACGTTCTCTGTTAATGAGTTAAGATAAGTATTACGATACTTTATATAATTAAAAACCCCTCTTCGGAGGGGTTTTTTTTGTTTATATATAAATAAAAATATTTTAGATAATTATTCTACTTTTTAGGTTATCTGGTAAACCTTCGTTGGAAATGATGAATCTTAATTGTTGGTCATAGGTCATAACTCTTTGATTGGAGGTTAATCGTATGTCGATATAATAGGTATTTGGAATCAACCAAGACGTGTCAATAATAAAATAATTACGTGTTGGGGTTCTATTAACATCTGTATAGTCAACAACTGTGTATTCACTAGTACCATCTTTAATATAAAGTCTATATTTTAACGAATCGATAATTTGAGTTTGATTTACGGTATATGGTACTCTAGCACTCACTAGTACCTTCCTTAAATCCCCTCTTTTTATTCTTTCATCACTTTTAATACCAGAAACTGAAAGTCCATAAGAACGTGGTAAATCAGTATCAGTGCCGATGTTGTAATATTCACTCTGTTCTCTAATTGTGACATAATTTGTTACATTATCAAGATTTTGAGTAATTCCATTTTGTGTGATTGACATACCTGACCATACATCACTATATTGGACTAATGGACATGCACATGTTGAAGGTACCGTATAGTCAATACAATATATACCAGTGTTAACATGTTGTACACTAGTAGAGGGAGTGTACAATGAGGCGTTTTGATGGTCAGTATTTACAGAAATAAATCTTTGGTACACATCCCCATCTGAATCATACACAACCGCACCTGGTAAGGTGTCCAAGTTTGTTGGCTCACTACCCACATTTACATACAGACACACTCTGTTCTGTTTACCCATATAGAACTTTTCTCTATCATCTATTATAGTGTCAAAATAAGTCGTCTCAATATAAGGTTCGAAAAAGGTATTGGTATTCTGATTAAAAAATCCAACATATCTTTTTTCGTCGGTTCTAATTACTTCATATCGTGGATTAAAAGCGATACCCAATCCATAATTTTTTATTCCAGTAAAGGCGTCTTCTTGGGTAGTATTTTGTATTGGTTGAAATTGTCCTGTTGAAAGATTTGATACTGTTATTGAGGTACCAGTTAACATATCGTTTATTACTGTAGTTATGTCCATATCAACATCTTCATTACCTCTTATAAAATGTTGGGTTGCAACCATAGTTGTGGCTGTAGTGTTGGTCATTGCAGTATATGGAAATAATGAATATCTTGTATAATCACCGGCAGTTGAGGCACTCCCACCACCATATATTCCACAAGTAGGTATACCTACATTATCATACGTACCTCCACTCCAAACTGTATTAGTTTTACCAAAACACCAATTACTAACCCCTTTAGTGTGAAATTTAACACCAGCATCCCAGTCCTGACCCATTTTGAAAGCCACCAAGTCAAAAGAATTAGCTCTAGTAGCTGCGTTAAATAGAGTGTCTTTTCCTAATAAAGCATCGTTATTAAAAATAGTGTTAGTCATTTTTAATTTATGAACTGCTTTATTTTGTAATCCACTAGACGCACTGAAACCACTAAGGGTTATTCTTTTATCTAAAATTCTTGTTTCTATTCCAGAAAGATCGAATTTGAAAATATTTCTACTAAAGTTTGTTTGTTCCACTGTAGTTCCGGTTCCAGCTCCATAGAATAGTTCTGTTACAGGATTAAGTGCGAAATTAGATATCGCTTCTGTTGACCCAGTAGAAAATCCTTTCACTATCGTATTACTCTCGGTAAAATATGTTCTATATACTCCCATGATTTCTTTTACTATAAATACCTAATTAATTCTAATGTTTTCACTTTTTAAGTTCTCTAAGTTATACGATTGTATTTTTTTTAGACTACCCGTACCTGAGATAGGTTTTCCCTCACCATCTTTATGTTCATGATTAGTTATATAATCTTTAATTAGAGTTAAAAAATCAACGAGCAGATTTCCATAAATAAGTGGTTCCGTTACGGTATCTAAGTAGGTTTCTAATAAATTACTCGGGACACCACTCTTAATTCCATGATTTAGACCTTTTCCATCCAACTTATCAAATGAAATCCCTGTTTTACCTTCATATGAAACGAGGTTTATCTTCGTAGCGATAATAGAAGCACTACTAGTTTCATCATTTACCGATTTTAACTGTATACGTGGTTGTTGTACATTATTTAATACTAAAGGATTATTGTCTTTGAATTTTCCAGCCCTAAGATTAACTTCCCGCTTATTTAATATAATATCTGAATTATCTCTACCTTGTATTGCAACATCTTGTACGTTAGGGTAAATACCAACAGCTGCGCCGAATTCAGGGGCCTCTTCTGGTTCTCCGTACCCAACATCAGAACCAACAACCATTGAGTTTAGTTTCGTATCTTTAAGTAGGTTCTGTGGTTGACCAATAACAGGTCCTATGTAAGCCCTATTAATGTCAGTTTTATATTTATTAGTGGTATACATGAGGATACGTACAGCTTCACCCACTTTTGGTACTACATTAAAGAATTTAGGGATTAAAGGGTAACAATAAGGTAGGTCACTATCGAATTCATAATCCTTATCGTCAGGTATTATACGTGCTTTAATCCTACCACCCATTGATGTGTCCTCTACTGATACAACTTTAGCGTAGTAGAAAATATGGTCCCTAGAAAAATCTATCTTTAATCCTCTGTTTACAAAACCCATTGTTAGTTAATTTTATATCTGTTTTTTAATTCAGTAATTATTTCTTTATAGTCTTTTTCTATTAAATCTAACTTCCCCACTAAAAAAAGAATTTCCTCCTTTACAGTAGTATGTTTGTCACTCAATTCCTTTATTAAGGTACCCAACTTCTTATTACTTTTATTCTCGATATCCATTTTATTTATATTATACTGAGGCAGTGGATGCAAAACCAGGTGCCATTGTTGCTCCGAACACTTGTACAGGTCCACCACCGTTGGCACCAGTAGCAGTAATAGAAATACCAGGTGGTATCCCCACATCTACTCTTAAGTTCCTTGTTATCTCTCCTACTGTCTCCTCAGCGGTTATTCTTATCATTTGTTCCCTAACAGACATCGAACCATCCGCTCTAGGACCTAATCTTGCCCCAGTCTCTTCTAACCTACCCATTATATTTCCAGCTAGTCTTCTAGCACTAAGCCCACCCCTTTGTTTTCCCAATAAGGTAACTGGAGGAGGTATAGGAGGTGTAGGTATAGAGTCAAGGTCGCATAAAAACAATAAAGCTTCAAGAACGCTTAACGCTACTCCAAAGTTTATTCCTTCTTCTTCTCGATCATGAGGTCTACGAGTATTATTTGTTCTAACCCCTAATTCTGAGGGTTTATATGTCATTCCACATCCCATTATAATATTCTTTTAGTTGTTTTTGAGACTGCCTTACCGAACCTACCCATAGTAGCCTTTATTGATTGAACCCAAATATCTAACTTTTCTTTTAGTATTCCGAGAGCAATGTCAGCCATTAGTCTTTGGATGAAATAACTTAGGTTTTGAAAAAAGTTCTTAACAATAAGTTCGTATAGTATTTTAACAATTTCTCTAATGGCACCACCTAAAGAAGCGAATATCTGCAATCTTTCGGGACCAATATCTATTTTCTTAGGTTGTCCCGACCCTTGGTCTTGTAGTTCACTATCATCAACCAAGGCATAACCAACCAAGATTAACATTACTAATGTTTGTGGACTTAAAGCTTGTTTAAGGAACACATTCTTTAAGTGGTCTAATAACATTTTTATTATATCGTCTTTAATTGTTTGATCATCAGTGTCGGCAGGGATTGTGGAAACAGTAAAAAGTTTTCCACCTATCATTAAATCAGCGACCCCATTAATTAAATCCTGAGTTGCTGATTTTCTCGCTGATTTAGTTATAAAAAGTTCCGATGACACTGACTCTTTATAAACATTAATTAGATTTTTAACCGCTTCATCAGATACTTCAGTTACTAAAGTCCCACAACCTAAATCAAACGATACAGTTCCTGAAGATTTATTACTTGCATTAAATCTAAATAACTCTAATTCATCTCTACTAAATTTATAAAAAGCTGTTTCTTCGTTCACAATCTCTCCACAATCTGCGTCGGCCATCTTATTTATCGTCCCATCTATCTGTTGCATTTCCATTATGTCTTCGAAAGACTTACCAGATTTCCTATCAAATATACCAGTGAGTAAGTTAACTATCGCAGCAACAATTGCGTCTATCGGGAATAAGACCAAACCATCAAAATAGTCGTCAATAAAGTTCTCTACAGTCTTATTAGTATAATCCACACCAATTTCAAAAATAAATCCACTACCTGTATATGTTACATTCATTATTTGTTGTCCGTTGTACTCCATAGGAATTGCATTATTTAACATATCTACAGATTCCATAATTTTTCGATTAAAATCATCAACCTGTCCGAGAACATTACCAGCATAATCTCCGGCAACGCCACCAGTACCTTGAATAGTCTTCAACAAATCAAATATATCGATGTTAACAAAATTAATTTCTAGACCACCACCTCCCATCCAAGCAGGAAAACCCGAATTAAGTACGGCCTCTCCACATTTTGCTTTTAGCGAATCCCGTAGTTGGATTCTAACCGTGTTATCGATTTCTTCTAATTGGGAACCTAAGATATTATAGAGTAGGTCTTCTAATGATTTACCTCCAGCTAACATAGAAAGAATATCCATTAGGAATGGAATTAAATCTTTTTTTCTGGTACCAAATCCGTCAATCCCTAACTGACCAGCTAGGTCTAACGGTTGAGTATTATTAATCACCTGAAGTACATTAAGTACTTTTTTTAGTGTGTTTTTTCTCGATTGAGTTCCAGACATTATAAATTTATATTTCGAATTTTATCCCATCCTCACTTTCTTCTTGGGATTTGTTAATCATATCTTCTATTAATTGTTTATCTTCATCGGTGATTGATAATGGACTAGATTCAGAAGTTGTGTCGCTTTTTACTAAACTTATTTGTAATTTAACAATATCTAATTTTTTAGAAATACACGAATCTACAATCCTAAGAAGTTCATTATTAACTTTTCCCACTTGTTGTATATCAGTGTTATCAGTGACGTCTCTTAATTGTTTATTAAGCATGTGAATAGCTTTTGATCTATTTTCACAAGTCTCGTTATAACTTTCTTGTAAAAGTTGTTCGATACTTTCTTTATCTAATAAAACATTTTTTCTTTTTGGTCTTGGCATATCATTTCTTTTACTATAAATATTCTGAACTGAACTTATCTCGTATTGATTTGTATATCCTTTTATATCTTCTCATACCATTCCTAATTTCTTTTGTGGTAAGTGAGGTCATTTCACGTATATTATGTAATACTAAGTTTTTATTAAATTTGTTATTCCCATTGTTATCACTAAATATGATTTCCCAATTTTCGAACATATATACTAAAGATTCACCAACAGAACGTTCATTATCTGTAAGTTTTGGGTGTTTAAGCTCTTCCGTAATTTCTTCTATAATATTTGACATTAGTTTCTTTAGTGAGGCTTCCTTCTCGATAGTTTCTTCACCCTGGTATTCTACCATGTCATCTCTTTCTTCTAAGTCCGAAGCGTAATCTTCATAAGATAATAGAGTCCTAGTCTTTTTACTGTCTTTAATTAATTGACCTAGTAGGTAGTTTTTACAGATAGTTCCAAAATATGAATAAGCTTTCTTTCCTTTTTCTGGTTTGAATTTATCACATTTAGTTATTAAAAAAGATAATGTGTCATTATGTGTATTAATAAAAGACATATCATCTCGATAAAGTTTATATTTTCTTATGATACTTTCTACCATTTTATTTAGAGGGGCTCGTAAGTGGTCGTTATACGCCTTATGTTTCTCAGTATACGTACTGGCCGTTAGGAAAACCCTAACCGCCGCTTCCTGTTCCTGACCAAAATAAGGTTTTTTCTTACTTTTAGGCATCTCTATATTTCTTTTACTTCCACTTCTCTATCTTCAGTGAAGAAATATTCATTTTTAGCTGTTTCTAACCAGAAAGGACCGGCGTCCTTACCTATTAAATGACCAGGATGATTTTTATAATTAAAGAATAGAGAACCAACTCTCATATTTACATGTTTATACCCAACTTTCGGTATTGTCATAATTCTAGCATCCATGAAAACAGACCTTAATAAAAACTCATAAACAAAGGTTAATTTAATATTATTTTTTAACCCTCCAATCTCCTTAAACATATCAACTTTCATCACCATCCCATCAATATTAAAATTAGGGTAGTTTAATAACGAATCTAAATCAAGAACGCCAATTTCCTCAGAAAAATTCAATGCCCAGACAGGTTCATTTGTCCAACCAATGAATTTATTTTTAGAATCAACATTAGTTATTAAAGGTAAGAAGATATCCACATCCTCATAGAATTCCATATAATCTTTAGATTTTCTTATCCATAGATTAGATAATTCATCATCTACTTCTAGAATACAGAAAAATTCAGTACTACAATTTTCCACAGCAAAATTCATTTGTGATGCAAAATCGTAAGACCCAGTGGTGTTTACCAAAATATTGTAGTCTAAGTCTCCGAAGTCTAATCCTTTTATATCGGACTCAAGTTCTGGTGTACAAACCACTACAAGTTTTTCGGCTTGTGTTTGTTGATCTTTCACACTATCTAAAGCAGTGTTCAAAAGTTCCAACTCTTTGTTCTCGTTGGTGTGTATCGGTATTATAATAGTAATATCTTTCATTTCAATTTAATTTTTTGATGTTTCAAGGGATTTTTCTCTCTCATTATTTTCTTGATTATTTAGTGCTAAGACTAGTTCTTCTACTCTTTCTTCAAATAGTTCGTTATAGAAAGAAGCTACTTCTTCCGCTTCTTTTGACTCACTAAACTCTGATGACGTCTTTTCCATTTCTTCATATAGTTCTTCTGGGATAGAATCCTCCAACCAGTTTTTCATCACACTAGCCGCGGTGTCAACTAAAGTTAATTTATTGTTAGTCCAAATTCCATTTTTTTCGGTTAACCAATTAGGTGTTAAATCCGGTACCAAACCAACAACTGGAGTTCCCGACTTCATAGATTCTATTGGGAAAGTACCGAATCCTGCTATAGGGTCTATCCAAACTGAAAGAGCACATTCCCTTAATGCTTCCGCAAACTCTGGTCTAGTTAAACCTCTCATATCTCTAAACGTAATCCATTTTAGGAATGGGTGTTTAATGTAAAAACTTTTAATAAAATTAGCGGTTTCTCTAGACTCACGACAATGTATTGCGATAAAAGGTTTTTTTGGTTCTTTATTCTTTACAAAATAATCAGGTATTGTGGGACTAACGATTGAGGTTTTAATGTTAGGGAATAAGGAACTAACGTAACTTTCTTGAGATTTAGTTGTTGTAAGACATCTTCTCACCGAAAATTGTCCCCAAGTAACTCCTGGTTTCATCAATTCGAATATGTAATCATAAGCTTGTACAAACATAATTTTTTCACAATTAGCGTCTTTTAGTTGGTCTAAAACCCCACCATAAATTTCCGGAAGGATTAAAAAGTCTTGTGGACCTATTAAAGCTCCTTGACTTTCTCCACTAACAGCTTCATGAGGTATTTCTCCGTATCCGTCACCTAACCAATCTGGTTTAACATAGTCATTCTTTTCTGTTAGGATTATTGCATTATATCCTAATTCTCTTAGGATCTTAACATGTTCATAGATAGTTGATACAGCAGCCATTGCTGATCCTTTAGAATCCATACAGAAAAAATAAATTTTATTCGTTTTGGTTTCTAGGGTCTTAATTGCGTTTTTTACTTTTTGTGTTATCTCACTCATTTTAATTTAATTCTTTATGTTCTACCGTTTTGGTATTAATTATTTTATCAATATAACCTTCTTCGAATAAATCTACAGTCTTGTCTATATTATAATCAGAGACAATATCTTTATTATAAAGTCGGTTAATCTTTATGGATTTCTTATCCATTGGTTTACTTTCTAACGCTTTTGGGAAAGTGGAAACTAATATGTCACAATGGTCCCACATTTCTTCATAGCTACTAACAAATTTTATTTCTTTTGCCATACATCCAGTCTTCGAAAGAAAAAATAATGTAGAAGGAATAGCCCTACCACATTCTCTAGATAATAAAACTATCTCATTCTTATCAAGATTTTCTCGGATAAAATTATTTAATTTAGTAACAACTTGGTCCTCTATCTCACTAGAGTAACCAAATATTTCTAGAGAACAATCTTCATATAATAATTTATCTAAACTATCCTCGTCATTAAACTCAAAATACTTTTCCAAGTCGTAATCTTTAATATCCTCAACTGATACTTCCTTATCGAAGTATTTCTCAAATGTCGTAGTTAATTTACCTAGTAAATTTCTTAAAACACCGTCTATATTTATTCCTATTCTCATTATAATGAAATTTATTTCTAATCTTGTTAAAGTAAAGTTAATCACATCCCATTTAATAACTCAAAAACCGCGTCTATTGCTTGATG